CCGAAATCAAGCAGGTTTGGTGGAACGACATTTTGTCCCATCTAACCGAGACTCCACTTTCAGTTCGTTTTGTATAGGAAGAACTAAGATCTACACCCATATAAACGGGTACAGGGTCGAATTTCTTTCCAACAATGAATTCATCAACAAAACGTTGTATAAAACTACGTTTTGCTGCTAAATACATTTCAGCTAATTGGATAGATCTTTTAATATCTACTTCAGAAGGTAAATTAGATTTTAACTTCCGATTAAGAAATAAAGGAAACCTTTTCACAAAAAGCTCAAAAAGAACTGAGGGTAGGAACTCCACATGTCTTAAAGCTAACATAATGTTTTTGGGTCCAATAGGACTTACATTTATTCCAGAAATAGTCCAAAGTTGCTTAGCGAATTCTAGTACTGTTCCGTCAAACCCTTTTATTGGATTAATTTTCATCCCTAAAGATAAAAATAATGCAACATAGGATTTAGCAACCTTACTGTTAGCCATGGCACCATCATCTCCTAAAACCATATAAATAAGGTTCTTTGGATCAACATGGGCCATACGGGCAGCAATATGAACAATAACATGGTGAGTTAGTGCTAACATCGCAAAGGACGAATAAGCACCCATTGGTTGACCAACAGAGTAACTAATCCTTTCCTTTTCAATCAATCATTGTCTATCTAAGATAGACATTCATAATTGTCCAGGATACCCAAGCAGATCTAATATCTGAGCTTGAAGCTTAACAGGAAGGCGGTCCGTCGCCGCAGACAGATCCATACTTTGACACCTTTTTCCTTTTAGACCCTTTAAATTCTTAACATTAAGTTTTTGAAGAAAAACTTCAACAACTCGTGTTTGATCTCTAGTACCATCAGACTCCAAGGAGTCAAGATGTCTATAAATCGCAGAATGTAAAGGTTTAAAAAGTACTTGTGTTCATCAGTCTGTGATCCCGATCAAGCGACGTTTACCCCTTGCTTCCTCAAGGACCGCAATGCGGCCCAAGTGGGGTATAGCATCTCATCAGATAACTATAGGTAACAAGGGTACCAGAAACAGTGATGAAAGAACGAAAATAGTTAAACATTGGTAGTATCCACGTGATCAACACATTAAACAATACTCCAACCACTTTTTCGGCTGACACATTCATGCAATCAAGTCAAACCCAATACCAAGTACTGCCAGAGGTGCGTTAGGACCAGACTTCATTGAAAATAGGAACATATTAGGTTTCTTTACAGATAACCTAGTTATACCTAAATCGATAAGTGCCTGACGTATCATTGACTCATGAAGAGTTTCTGACACACCTGTAAAAGGATCTGTAATGGTAGAAGTTTTCACTTCAGACCATGCAGGACTAGTAGCTCGAAAGAAAGCTAAAAGTGTTACAAGTAATTTGAATTTAATCAAGGTAATACGTGGTAAAGAACCACAGTATATCCCATCACGAGTTTCCTTACACAACAGTTTAACCGGATTTGGTAGACATGCTGGTAAGCCTTTAAAGGGACCTTTCTTGGTTCTAGCGACCCAAGTATGAGTATCATAAACAGTTTTATTATGACTGTCTATAAAACAAATAACGAGTCTCAAGACTTCTGATCAATACTTGATTGTAAAAGTTATACCAGATAGTTTTCACATTTCACTAATCTTAGGAACTACTGAGAATAATAATCTCCATTGTCCTTTAGGGACAAAGTACTTATTATCATAAAGTAGGCTTATGAATCTAGTATATCTCCATAATTCACCAACTTTCAATCATATTTTAAAAGGGAGGTCATCAGGTCTTAAATCGACCTTAGGCCAAAGTAATACTAAAAAGTAAAAAGTTAAACTAATAAAATATAATGAAACAAGGGAAGTAAGGAATATAAAAG